ATACCAAGCGCCTATTGGGCGACGAAGTGCTGCATATCCGATACCACTCTGATGATGGAATTATCGGACGTTCACCGATTCAGGTAGCCCGAGACACCATTGGATTAGCCCTGGCAGAGCGCACCCATGGTGCCAAAATGTTCGAGCAGGGTACCAAGCTATCCGGCGTGATCGAAATGCCACCCGGCACCACCAAAGAGCAGGCCGCCCAAATCCGCGATTCGTGGGCAAGTGGGCAGGCCGGTGTCGGAAACCACGGCAAAACGGCTGTGCTGCCTCAAGGTGGCCAGTTTAAGACCGTGAGCATGACCCTGGAAGATGCCGATTGGATCGCCGCCCGTCGAATGAGTGTGGTTGAAACGGCCCGATTATTCCGCGTGCCGCCTGTGATGATTGGTGACATGGAAGCAGCCAACTATTCCAACGTGGTGGAGCTGGCCCGGTTCTTTGTCACCAACACACTGCGCCGGCACCTGGTCGCATGGGAACAGGCCATTAATCGTGTGCTCATCAATGACCCGGCCCGGTTCTTTGTAGAGCATAACGTGGAGGGGCTGCTAAGAGGCGATAGCCTGACCCGCGCCCAGTTCTATGAGCGTGCCATTACTGACGGATGGATGCTGAGAAGCGAGGCCCGCCGCCTTGAAAATCTGCCAACGATTAAGGGCGTGGACGATGTACCACCTAGGCAAAACCCAAGTGAGCTATAAGCCCAAGCGCCGCACGATGCCCCTTGCCAATGCGGCATGGCGGCGTCTGCGTGCTGAGGTACTGGCAGAGCGCCCGCTGTGTGAGGACTGCGCAGCCATGGGCTATGTGACACCCGCAACAGAGGTGGATCACCTAGTCGATAGCCGCGCCGATTACTCTGACGACAACAGCCGCGAGAACCTGTCTGTGAAGTGCAAGCCGTGCCACAGTCGAAAGACTGCCGTTAGCATGGGCAAAGCATCAAGTGCTGGCTGTGACGTTCGTGGTGTGCCTATGGACGCAAACCACCATTGGAATCACTAGGAACTGAAACGGCCCAAACCGCTGATTCAGTCCTTTTTTATTGGTAACACCTATGAAACCAACACCCAAAAGAGACAGAGCCGACAGCGCCAAAGCTGCCGTAACCGCGATTCAATCCGCAGCCCTTGGCCCGATTGCGCCGCCCAAGTTCGTCACCGTTCGCAAGCAAGACCGGCCCCTATGGGATGCCATTGTCATGGCCCGCCCGCGTGACACCTGGAACGATGCCGACTTGATTCTAGCCGGCCACCTGGCGAGAGCCTACGGCGATATGGCGCACCTGGAAGCGCACATTGACCGCAACGGGATGGTGGTTGACGAGAAGATCAACCCGGCTTGCGCCATGCTGGACAAGGCCACCCGCCGCGGCCTGTCATTGGCCCGACAACTCAAGGTTGATGCAATCAGCACCGTCGGCAAAGCACGCGACATTCGCAACGGTTCCGAACTGGAAACCCGCGCCCGTGATGCCTTGCAGGATGACGAATTGATTCCGAGAACGATGCAGTGACCAGAGGCGAAAAGGCGTGCCGGTTTATAACCCGCTACTGCGTGACGCCGGAAGGTGCCGGAGTGGGCAGGCCGCTAGAGTTGGCACCGTTTCAGGTTGATTTCATCAAAGCCATTTACGACAACCCCAAAGGCACCCGCCGCGCCATTTTGTCGCTGGCCAGGAAGAACGGAAAAACCGCGCTAATCGCCGCCATTCTGCTGGTGCACCTGGTGGGCCCCGAAGCAAAACAGAACGCTCAACTGGTATCCGGTGCCATGAGCCGTGACCAAGCCGCCCTCGTTTTTAACCTGGCGGCGAAGATGGTTCGACTATCCCCCGAGCTTTCCGGCCTGGTGCGCATTATGCCCAGCGGTAAACGGCTGATGGGCTTGCCATTGAATACCGAGTTCCGAGCACTGGCTGCTGATGGGAAAACCGCCCACGGCCTGAGCCCGGTGCTGGCGATTCTGGACGAAGTTGGCCAGGTACGCGGCCCGCAATCGGATTTTGTGGACGCCATTACCACAAGCCAGGGCGCACACGACAGCCCGCTGCTGATTACCATATCCACCCAGGCGGCGAACGATGCCGACTTACTGAGCCAATGGATCGACGACGCTCAACGCTCCAAAGATCCGCGCACCGTCTGCCATGTTTACGCCGCACCGAAAGGTTGCGACCTGATGGACACGGAAGCGTGGGAAGCGGCCAATCCTGCACTGGGAATATTCCGCAGCCTGGACGACTTAACCGAACAAATGGCCCGCGCCGAAAGAATGCCCAGCATGAGCAACACCGCCCGAAACTTGCTACTCAATCAGCGTGTGAGCCTGGATAGCCCGTTTATTAGCCCTGACGTTTGGGAGAGTTGCAGCGCCGAGCCGCTGCCGTTTGATGGGCCCGTGTATGCCGGCCTCGACCTATCGGCCCGCACTGACCTGACCGCCCTGGCTATCGTGGGCAAAGTGCAAGGCGTGTGGCAGGTACAAGCGCACTTCTGGACACCCGAGCAAGGGCTATTCGATCGGGCAAAGACCGACCGCGCACCCTATGACGTGTGGGCAGCGCAAGGTTATTTGACGACAACCCCAGGCGCGACCGTGGATTACGAAGTGGTGGCGCTGGATATGGCCGAAATTCTGGCCGATCTGGACGTGGTAGCCGTGGCGTTTGACCGCTGGCGCATGGATATTCTGAGCAAAGAGCTGGAAAGGTTGGGGCTGGATTTGCCGTTGGTGCCACATGGCCAGGGCTTTAAAGATATGGCCCCGGCACTGGATCACCTGGAGGCCGAGCTGCTGAACGCCCGCATGGCTCACGGCAACAACCCAGTGCTGACCATGTGCGCAGCCAATGCCGTGGCCACCAAAGACCCAGCCGGTAGCCGCAAGCTGGACAAGTCACGCCGAACTGGACGCATAGACGGTATTCAAGCCCTTGCTATGGCCATGGGCGCCGCCCAATCCGCTGAGGCACCCATTGAGATCAATACAGAGGTATTTTTTGCATGACCCTAACACTGGCACACATCAAGCAGCATTTACGCATTGAAGAAGCGATAGAAGATGCCCTAATTCAAACCTATTGGGACGCGGCAGAGGATCACATTGCCAAATATCTAGGCGACGATTTGCCATATCCGATGCCCAAGCCGGTAGAAGCCGCTGTTCTGTTGCTAACCGCCGACCTGTACGAAAACAGGCAACGGCAAGGTGCCGAAGTATTTTACAAAAACCACACCTATCAGCTTTTGCTCAACCCGTACCGATCTGCCGAAGTGTTTTGATGTTCCGTGCCCTGAGCGGTTCCGAAAGGAAAGTTTCAGGGGAAGGATTACACGGCGAGTGCCTTCTCACAAAAACCCCGTGAACGTGTGCGGCCTTTCTCCTCAGTGGATACCTGTGGCCGGCGACACGTAAGCCCGACAGAGCGATTCTGAACGGGCACCCGGCCCCGCCTGCGTGATGCTGTGCGGGGCTTTTTTGTTTGGGCATGCCCCAGCCGATAGCCAAAACCTACAAAATCACGCCCCTCTATATCTACTTACCGCCGACCTTTAACGATAGATTAGCCGCTGACCACCTAAAGCGAGCCGCTATGTTTATTCGCGCCTACCTGCGAGCAAGTACCACCGAACAAAACGCCACACGCGCCGCTGAGCAGCTTCAAGCGTTCTGTGCTGACCGTGGGCAAAGGATCGCCGCAACCTACGCAGAGAACGCCAGCGGAGCCACCGCAGACCGGCCCGAATTGCGCTGCCTGCTGAACGACTGCCAAGCCGGTGATGTGCTGCTGGTTGAATCCGTGGACAGGCTCACCCGCTTACCGCGTGCGGCGTGGGAGCTGCTACGCGCTGAAATCCGCAGCCGTGGCGTGTGCATTGTTGCCGCTGACCTGCCGACCACCCACCAAGCCATGACCGGCGCTGACGACTGGATGCTGAGCTCTATCAACGAGATGTTGCTGGATATGGCCGCAGCCATGGCCCGCACTGATTACGACACCAAGCGCGAACGACAGCGGCAAGGGATCGACAGGGCACAGGCGGCGGGTTTGTACAAAGGCAGGCCAAAGCAAACGGCGAAACGACAGAGAATTGCTGACCTGCTGATTGACGCGAAATGGAGCATTAGCAAGATTGCCGCCACCGTAGGATGCAGCACGAGTACGGTTCATTCGGTAAAAGTGGAGCTGAGGGAGTTGGGAGAAATGCACCCGTGACGAATTCTGATGTAGAATCGAAACCTAGAAACGAAAAAGCCCCGATTAAGGGGCTCTTTGAATTCGCGGTAATCAGTCCTAGACGGCAAATCTGCCTGATTACCTTCACTGAGCAAGTGCTACCTAGACCAGTCGAGAGATTATGACACAGCCCAAAATTCAAAGAAACACTGTTTTTGGATATAGGCCCAAAGCGTTCACAAGCCACATAAGCGCCGAATCCGAAGCGTTCCGCGCACTAAATGAAGCCCATCAAATGGGCATGGCCGCTATACTTTGGAGCATGCACGCCGGAAGGTTCACGCATAATTCAGGCGTGGAGGATGTTTCCGCAATCCACTGGCGCGGCAAGGCTGCAATGTTTGGTAGCGCCAAGCAATTCACCGAAACCAACGCCGTACTAGAATGGTTTGTTCTGGATCTAAAGCCAAAGCGTGGCCATAGTGCCGGCGGCTGGCGTATGACTGAAAGAGCAAAGGAGATCTGTATGGGCTACCAAGAAAACTCAAAACAATACGCCCTGAGCGGTCTGGAACCTGGCGAGAAAGGTTTGGTAAATCCTGACGGTTCGCCTTACAGAATGCCGGTTGATGGTATTCGGTCGCGCACCACTGCAAACAGAAATACCCGTTTCGAGAAAAAGCAAATCCACGCCGCCGTAGAAATCGAAGGCGACAACCTGCACAAGTTCCACCACGCGGCCCAGGCGTATCTTGACAGGGAAAAGCCCGCCGCCGCTTTCCGTTGGTCACATGAATTATGGGACGCCATTAGAACAGGCCGCGGCCCCAACTCCGGCGAAGATGCAGCAAAGCGCCGCGCCATGATGGCGAGGGATCAGGCGTCCATCATGCTTGACCTTGCGAAGCGTTCCGGCGCTCCCGGCTTTGTATTGCCCACCACCTACCGCGAGAGCAACGCAGGCAGACTTTACGCCGAAGGTTCGATCAACCTACAGCGGTGTGTTGGTGAAGTGCGTAGAGCGGCCCTGAAGGGCTGCTACGATGTAGATATAGCAAACTGCCATTGGTCGCTATTGGCCCAAATGGCTGACCGGCTAGGCGAGAAAGCGCCGCATATTCTGCATTACCTGGACAACAAGAAAGCCACCCGCGCCGAAATCGCCAGCGCCGGAGGCATTAGCACCGATGACGCCAAGTTTCTGCTATTGGCCGTGGTCTATGGTGCAACCCTGGCTAAGAGCCCAAAAGAGAATCAACGGGCTATCGAGCAACGTCTGGGACTGGAAGCCACCGACCGATTACGCGGCCTGCCCCTGGTGCTGGATCTTTACGGCGACGTTCGCAGAATCGGCAAGGCTGTATTGCTGGACTACCAAGCCAAAACGAAAAAGGTTGGCGTTTTGGTTAATGACGCGGGGCGCGAGATCGGCTTGAAGTCGAACAGCCGTGAGAAGCTGGCGCACGTTTTACAGGGCGCTGAATCCATTGCCCTGCAATCCATGCTCAAGACATTAGCGGGCAGCGCCGCACTACTTCAACATGACGGTTTAACCGTTCACGGCAAGCCGGATTTGGCCAAACTTGAGCGCCGAATCAAGGCCGATACCGGATACCTTTTGACCCTCGAAATCGAGCAACTTTGACGCTCCCTGTGTGCATTAGTGTTTTGAGGCGTAGACCCGCGCTATCAGAGGGCTACAGAGCTGTTTTTTTGACTACCTCTGTGGCTAATACTAAGAACCCTGTTGGCATGACTCTGTTCTGTCCTTAATCCTTATCCTTAAATCCCTTGATTACCCTTGCCTAAGCATCGGCGGTCGAAAGCGAAATTTAAGCATTTCTTTGCTAGTGAAGTAGCCGACC